CGACGTGCCGCCGCTCCCCTCCCTTTTCGCTTTGGCTCTTGTTTGCTGAGCTTGTGGAACACAGATAACCACACTATACTTAGTGACAGAAACTAGTTCCCGCTCCGCCTGCATCTGCATGCGAGCAGCGAGGTCCTGCTCCACTCTTACTGAGACATGACTTACTGGTCATGTCCGCGCCAGAGCGTTTACCAGAGGTTCGAAATTAGACAGCCACCACTGGATTGGTCATAAAGACTTGGCCAGAAGAGAACGTCGGTGGAGGTCCAAACTCCAGTCTTCCGCAATCGTATCTTCGTACTTGCTGAGGACCCCAGTAAAGGTCACAGTTTTCCTCTCGAATGCGTACACAACGGGAAAATGAAACATCCACACTGACTGGGGATAAATTTTCAATACACGAGAAGACAGCATCCCGTTTCTTCTCGGTTGGAAGACAAAGTCTCAAGCGGTTTCGAGAAACAATCTGCCTAATCTGCTCCTCAGTCACCCGAGGACGCAGAAACCGGATAGCATTTTTTCGAGAGAGCCCCAACAATCTTGCTTTCGAGCGAATTGAACGCCGGCCGTCCAATTCCCAACGTATCGAATTCCCAAAGGCACGATCACGCCAAGACTGTATCTTCTCTTTCATATTCTCGTTCACAGAAAGTGGACTCCAAGCACACTGCACAAACAGTGCACCTAATTCCTTTTGTAACCTTCTGTGTTCCTTCGTTATTCTGTCGACGGGACGAATACTCCAACCATCGGGTATCCTCTGCTGCTCTACAAGCGCAGGATGAGGAGGAAGAGGTTTCTCAACACCTTCCGCGAATGATAGATAAAAACATTCTCTTACCCAGAGATTGGAATCTTCGAGATTCGTCTTGGAGACAGATAAACCAAGACCCCTCGTAAGGGATCGACGACTCGCCAAGATTGTAGATCTATTCTCTCTTAACCAGAGCTCGCGCCACAATCTGCGTTGATTACCAAAATAACCAACACAGAAAGAGCGCCACCTACCGCTAAGGGATGAAACGGGATGAGGATCTTCAAGAGAGCCCCAAATCGCCTTCGCCCTGACGAACGGTACCAGAGAAACACGTTTCTCCGATGCTTTAAACAAGCAAGAGTTAAGAGAGAAATAGGTCTTATCAACCATCGTCTTTCCTTTACTAAGGACCAAACCGGAACCTTTCACTCCTTTCATCCACCTGGATATCACCTCAGAAGAGGCACGGAATATGATATCATCTCCGTTCACACGGACTGGTACATCAGGACCCTTCGTTCCAGAGTAGAAACGAAAAGCAAGATAATTAACGATGCACAGCAGGGGGAAAGAAAGAAGGTTCCCCATCAATTGTCCTCTTTTTTGTTCAGCTACCGGACCCCCCTTAAGACAGATGCTCGTTCTAAGCATCTGTGGAGCGGAGTCTTTAATACCCTTCGGTACCGACGTCGAGTTATCCAATATACACCGAAGTATACATTGCTGAACCTCACTGTTCAGGTTATCTGTAGCGGACTCGTAGTCTCCACTACAGAATAACTCCCCCGATCGTCGAGTGAACTCTGAAAACCTGGAAGGCTTCGCGTCGCCACGAAGTAACCAGGTAAAAGAAGACAAGTGGTTATAGATCGCAGTATGTAAGGGCCTGAATAGATTCATCTCGACATCGCCGACTGAAACTACCCTATACTTACCCGCCGTCTCGACCGCAGTTATGCGGGACGGGCCAAGTTCAACAGGAGACTCTCTCGAGAGAGTCTCCAAAACAAAGCTCTGATGGTCATTCCAACCCACCTTGCGTGTTAAAACTTGGCATCTTGCACCACCAGCGCTCATACCTTTCTGCGAACAGGATTTAATAGGGATAGTCGCATTCAAAGCTGCTTGCGGATATCGAGTTAAATCCCACCCAGGAGGAAAGAGTTCAGGAACTCTTTTCTCAACATACCTGATAAATGCTTCATCACGACAGTCGCTTTCGCTCGTCATTTTATCAATATATGCCTGCAGGTCGGGCGCCTTTGATGGCAGAACTTTCCGGAAAAGGAATAGTGACATGCCAATCGACATTCTCGTATCACGAGAAAGTTTCATGGTCGGAACATGCCACAAATGTTCCCTAGGATGTTCAAGGAATCCTCCGCAGAATTCCTTGACAAACTTCAACTTTTCCCATTCATCGAGATCTGGAATAAACGGCATAGGAAGAGAAATCCCATGGGATTTCCCTAACCACCGCACAAATACTCCAAACCGTCTCCGAATAGGACAACCAACCGAGAAAAACGCAGGCGTTTTAATTCCTCGGACCATTTTTTAGCGCACCCCTCGAGAGGTGTACCAGACAAAGAAG